CAAGCTGGCCGAGGCGGGCGAGGTGCGCCGCCCCGGGCGCGAGGGGCTCAACGCCTTCATCCGGTCGCGGTTCGGGCCAAGCTGGGGCTCGGTCCCGGCCGACGTGGACATGCTGCGCGACTGGCAGAAGATCGACGCGGTTATCCAGGCGCTGAAGGACTGGGGCCAGCGCACGGGCATCGACTTCGACTGGGAGGGTCACCGGAAATGAAGAAGCCGCTCCACCCGGTCACCGACCATGCCGTGCTGCGCTACCTGGAACGCGTCGAGGGCGTGGACGTGGAGGGCATCCGCCGGATGATCGGCCGGCGGGTGGACCGCGCGGTGGCGATGGGGGCCTGCGGCGTGCAGGCGGACGGCGTCACGTTCCGGCTGGAGCGCGGCGTGGTGGTCACCGTCTCTGAGACGCACCGCCCGGAGCGGGGCCGTGTGCGGCGGAAGGCGCGGCCATGAGCCGGCAGTTGCCGGGACTGGCCGGCGATATCGAGGCGGTGATCGGTCTGGACCTCACCGCGAAGCTGCTCAAGGAGCGCGGCGGCACCGACATCTCGATCCCGCTGCGCGCGAAAGGCGCGGCGTTGGCGAAGATCGTGGGGCGGCAGGCCTGCGAGGCGCTCATCCGCGAGATCGGCCCCGGCAAGATCGCCCTGCCCTGCGCCGGGTTTCGCGGGCGCGACGCGGAGCGGGCCGAGCGCAAGCGCCGGGCGATGGAAATGCTGCGCGCGGGTCATTCCCTGCGCGAAGTGGCGCTCAAATGCGATCTCGCGCAGCGGACGGTTTCGAACTACCGCGACGAGATGGAAGACGACCGGTAGGGCACGCTGCCCCTTTGACAGGCGCCCGGTTTTCGGGGAGTGTCGGGCAGCGCCGCCATGGCCCCACCCCTGAATGCGTGCAGGGCTTACCGGGCGGGGGCGGCATGCGATGTTGGCCGGGAAATCGATCCCGGAGCCGTCATGCGCAAGATCAGCGAAATCATCATTCATTGTTCCGCCACGCCGCCCGACTGGCGCGCGGGCCAGCCCGCCGAGGCCAAGGTCGCGGAAATCCGCCGCTGGCATGTGGAGGAGCGCGGCTGGTCCGACATCGGCTATCACTACCTGATCGACCGCGACGGCACGCTGGTCGAGGGGCGCCCTGTCGAGCGAATGGGCGCGCATGTGCGGGGTCACAACGACGGCACCATCGGCGTCTGCCTGCTGGGCGGGCACGGATCGTCGGCCACCGATACCTTTGACGACCATTTCACCCCGGCCCAAGCGCGGGCGCTGCTGAAGCTCATCCGCAGCCTGGAGGCCGAGCACGGCGACCTGGCGGTCACCGGGCACAACGACTACGCCGCCAAGGCCTGTCCCGGCTTCAAGGTCGACCGCTGGCTGGACGGCGCGCCGCCCGAGCGCGCCTCGCTTGCGCAGTCGCGCACCCTGCGCATGAGCGCCCTCGCCAAGGGGGCCGCCGCGGTGCAGCCGGTGGTGGCGGGCGTGGCCGGCCTGCCCTGGCAGACCGTGGGCATTCTGGCCGTGGCGGCGCTCGTGGCGCTCGTGGCTACGGGCATCATCGACATCGAGCGCATCGCCAAGTGGCGCGCGGGCGACCGATGATCGCCGGGCTGCTGCGGACCCGCGAGGCGCTCTGGATCGCGCTGGCGGCGGCCGTGGCCGTGGCCGTTGGTTTCTTGCGGCGCGACGCGGCGGGCGACCGCGACCGCGCCGCCCGGATCGAGGAGATGCACCGTGCGAAAGACATTCGCGACCGCGTCGATCGCGCTCGCCGTCGCCGCGCTGACGGGCTGCGGCCCTTCGCGGATGCCGGTTGGCGGGACTGAGCCCGGCCCGGCCGAGGCGGAAATCTGCCGTGCCTGGGGCGCCGGGCTGCCCACGCGGTCGCGCGCCGACACGGCGCTGACACAAGAGCAGATCGAGACGGGCTACGCGGCCTTTGCCGCGGCCTGCCCGGACTGGAAACACATGATCCCGGAGGGGGCATGAACGGACCGACGACACTACGCGAGATGTTGATCGCGCTCACGGCACTCCTGCTGGCGCTTCCGGCCGTCGCGGGCGCGCGGGAGTGCGCGGACTACCCGGACATGGTCGCCCGCCTGAAGGCCGAGCATGGCGAGAGGCCGGCCGGCGCGGGACTGGCGGGCACGGATAGGGTGATGGACATCTTCATCTCGCCCGAGACCGGGCGCTGGACAGTGACCGAGACGGGGCCGGACGGCCGGGCCTGCATCGTGATTCGGGGGCGGCACTTCCAGACGCCGGTGAAACCCGTCGCGCGCGGCGAGGTGCCGGCATGAGCCCGGAATGGATGGATACCGCCATCAAGGCGGCGAGCTTCGTCCTGTCGATCGCCGCGATGGGCTATGCCCTGTTCGCCAACCGCCGCAAATACGTCGACGAGCGGTTCAAGGAAGGTTCCGGGCGGATGGACCGGCATGAGGCACGCATCGCCCGGCTGGAGCAGACCGTGAGCACGATGCCCGGAAGCGGGGATATTCACGGCATCCAGTTGAACATGGAGAGGATGACCGGGGCGATGCAGCGGCTGGAGGCCGTGATGGAAGGTAACGCGAAAATCATGGCGCGGCTGGAGACCATCGTAACCCGGCACGAGGAACACCTACTCGGGGAGAGAAAGCAATGAGCGACTACGGCGCGACCCTGCGCAAGCACCGCCGGTTGGCGATCCTGCGGCACCTGGAGATGTGCACCGACTACACCTCCAACGCCTCGATCCTGGTCGATGTGCTCGACGGCGTGGGCGTGACCTCGTCCCGCGACCAGGTGGTGACCGAGCTGGCGTGGCTGAAGGAGAACGGCTTCGTCTCCTATACCGACACCGGCGAGTTCCTGGTGGTCGAAGCCACGGCCCGCGGTGTGGAGATCGCGCGGGGGCGCGCGACGCATCCTGATATCCAGCGCCCCAGCCCGAGGGGGTGAGCCGATGCCCCGCCCCCGCAAGGTCGACCTGATGCCGGAGGAGCTGCGCGGCTGGCTCAAGGAGGAACTCCGGGCGCGCGGCTTCGCCGACTACGAGGGGCTGGCCGAGGCGCTGAATTTCCGGCTGGAGGAGGCGGGTCTGGACCTGCGCATCGGCAAGAGCGCGGTGCACAATTTCGGGCAGGAATACGAGGAGTTCGTCAAGTACCAGGAGGAGGCGAGCGCCTGGGCCGCCGGCTGGATGAATGACAACGGGCTGGAGGAGGAGGCGCAGCGCCACAACGTGCTTTTCCAGATGATCACGACGCTGGCCTTCAAGGTGATGCAGGCGCAGATGATGAAGGAGGGTGGCAAGATCGACCCGCGCGAGCTGCATTTCCTGGGCAAGATGCTCAAGGACGTGATGAGCTCCTCGGGCATCCGCGAGAAGCTGGTTACCGAGGAGCGCGCGCGGATCGCCCGCGAAGCGCGCGAGGCCGCAGCGGAAACGGCCGTCAAGGCGGCCAGCGAGGCCGGCATGTCCGCCGAGACTTCCGAGGCGATCAAGGCGCAGATACTGGGGGTGGGCTGATGGCGACCCCCGCGCAAGTGGCGAACGATATGATAGCCCAGGCCCGGTATTTTCAGGGACGGGATAAAAAGATCTTCAGGGCCTGCATCGACGCGGCCCGCGTGATCCGTCTCTACCTCGATGGCCAGAAGGTCGACGGGCGGACGTATGGTGGTCTGCACCATCGCCTTGTGGATCTGGAGATCGGTTCGCGCGCCAGGCATTTCGGCGTTCAATCCAACTTGACGCGCGCGCGGATGACGCTTGAGCATCTTCACCGCGAGGCTGCCCGATGACCGCCCCGGTCAGCCGCGAGGAATGGGAGCGCCAGCGCCGCGAGGCGACGGCGGCCATGCCCGAGCTGATCGACGAGGTCGGGCTGCCAGAGGTGCTGCTACCCTATCAGGCCAAGGCCGTGAGCCTGCTCGACAGCGCCGCCACGCAGGTGCTGGTGATCGAGAAGAGCCGGCGCATCGGGCTGACCTGGGCGCTCGGGGCCTATGCCGTGCTGCGCGCGGCGCGCCGGCGCAGCGCGGGCGGCATGGACGCGATGTATATCTCCTACAGCCAGGAGATGACGCGCGAGTTCATCGACGCCTGCGCCATGTGGGCGCGCGCCTTCAGCGAGGCCGCGAGCGAGGCCGAGGAGACGGTGTTCGAGGACCGCGACGCGAGCGGCGACAAGTCGATCCAGGCCTTCCGCATCCGCTTTGCCAGCGGCTTCGAGATACTGGCGCTGAGTTCCGCCCCGCGATCCCTGCGCGGCAAGCAGGGCGTGGTGATCATCGACGAGGCGGCCTTCGTCGACAGCATCGAGGAGCTGATGAAGGCCGCGCTCGCCTTCCTGATGTGGGGCGGGCAGGTCGTCGTCTGCTCGACGCATGACGGCGACGACAACCCGTTCAACCAGCTGGTGCAGGACGTGGTCTCGGGCAAGCGGCCCTACGCGCATCTCAGGCTCGACCTGGACCAGGCGCTGCGGGACGGGCTCTACCGGCGCATCTGCCTTGTGACCGGCAAGGACTGGTCGCCGGAGGCGGAGGCGCGGTGGCGCCAGGACCTCATCGAGTTCTACGGCGACGGCGCGGACGAGGAGCTTTTCTGCATCCCCCGCCGCGGTTCGGGCGCCTATATCTCGGGCGCCTCGGTCGAGGCCTGCATGTCGGACGCGCACCATGTCGCGCGCCTGACCTGCCCGCCGGGCTTCGAGCTCAGGGCGGCGGACGAGCGGCGCGCCTATGTGCAGTCCTTCCTCGACAACGAGGTGGCCCCGCACCTGAAGCGCTTCGATCCGGAACGTCTGAGCGCGCTCGGCGAGGATTTCGGGCGCAGCTCGGACCTGACGGTGCTGAGCGTCGGGCAGGAGCGGTCCGACCTGACCGTCGTGGTGCCGCTGGTGGTCGAGCTGAGGAACATGCCGATCGAGCAGCAGTTCCAGGTGCTCTGCTTCATCTGCGATCACCTGCCCCGCTTCGTGGCCGGCAAGTTCGACGCGACCGGCAACGGGCTGGGCCTGGCCGAGCGCGCGCAGGAGCGGTACGGCTACGACCGGATCGAGGCGGTCAAGCTCAGCCAGGGCGAATACCTCGAACATGGCCCCCGCCTGAAGCAGCATTTCGAGGACCGCACGATCGAGCTGCCGCGCGACAGCGACCTGAAGGACGACATGCGCGCGGTCAAGCTCAAGCGCGGCATCCCCACGATCCCCGACGCCCGGCACAAGGGGCGGCACGGCGACGGGTTCGTCTCGCTCATGCTGCTCTGCTCGGCGCTCAGGATGGACTACCAGGAACACAGCTACAGCGCGGTGCCGCGCGGCGGGCCGTCGGGTGACGATGGTCGCCGCGTGAGTGTGACCACGGGCTTCAATGCCAGGGAGGGCATCTGGTGATGGCGATTGCAGACCTCTTCAACAGGGTATTCAAGCCCCGGCACAGGGATCTGACCGAGCCGCAGGCCGAGGGCGGGATCACCGGCGTGCGCAATGCCTGGGCCGAGAGCGTGGCCACCGGCCTGACGCCGGCGCGCCTGGCGTCGATCCTGGCCGACTGCGACAGGGGCGAGACCGATGCCTTCATGACACTGGCCGAGGAAATGGAGGAACGCGACCCGCACTATGCCTCGGTCCTGGGGCAGCGCAAGCGCGCGATTTCCGGGGTCGCGCCCACGATCAAGCCCGCCTCGGAGAGCGCGCGCGACAAGGAGGTTGCCGAGGCGGTCAGGACGTACATCGCCGGGCACGAGGGTTTCCCCGCGCTGGTCGAGAACCTGCTCGACAATATCGGCAAGGGCTTCTCGGTGGTCGAGATCGACTGGCTCACCAACCGCGTGCACTGGGCGCCGCGCGGCTTCATCCATCAACCGCCGCGCTTCTTCCAGCCGGATCGCGAGACCGGCCGGGATATCCGCCTGCGCGACGAGGCCGACCCGGTGAACGGCGTGCCGCTCGTCGAGCACAAGCACATCGTGCATGTCGGAACCCTCAAATCCGGGCAGTATTTCCGCGGCGGGCTGGCGCGGGTCGTGGCCTTCAGCTGGCTGTGCAAGGCCTACACGCTCAAGGACTGGATCGCCTTCGTCGAACTCTACGGCCTGCCGCTCAGG